CCGTTTATTTTAGCATTGAGTTAAGATGGCACAATTAGCACTTAATAGATTCCAAACAGTAACACTTGAACTAACTGATTCAGAGCAGACAATGTATACTGCTCCGACTGGTTATACTGCCATTCTTCTGTATGCTCATGTTGCAAATGTTGGTTCGTCTGATGCAACAGTTACAATGAAACATGCGAGATCTGGGACAGACACTGAGATTATCAAAGAAGCCAACGTTCCCACTAATGATGCATTTGTTCCACTAAGTGGAAAATTAGTTTTAGAAACTAGTGATGCGGTAAAGGTTACTGCAAGTGCAAACTCAACCCTTAAGTGTATCCTTAGTATCTTGGAGACAGCGACGTAATGCCATATATCGTAGGTTCATTAACAAAAACTAATTTAAATATGACTGGTGGTGTTGTTCAGTCCGGAGTGACTACAACTACCACTACAGATGAGACTGCGATTGTTTCTTTATCAGCACCAAAATATCAATCTGTTGAATTTAAGATACAAGTAACTGAATCTAGTTCTTATAATTCAACAATCGTAAGAGCAATGCATGACGGAACATCTGCATATGTCACTGAATATGGAACACTTCAAGCACCTTCAGGCATCGCTACTTTTTCAGCAGACTTAAGTGCAGGACAGTTGAGACTTTTAGCATATCCCACAACTTCTGGTTTGACAACTTTTAGTGTTATTTACACTGCATTAAATTCATAAATATATTGAGACTACTAGTTTCTTATGAAAAAGTGTCCATCAGGACAGTATTACTGTTTCACTGATAAAAAATGTAAGAAGATTCCCATGGGATACCATGTGGGTGGAAGAGGTATGCTTGAAAAGGACACTGAATCTGAAACCAAGAAAAATGGTAACGGAAATGGAAACGGCAATGGCAATGGTAATGGTGGCAACGGCGGCAGTGGCAACGGTAATGGTGGCAATGGCGGCGGTATGGGCGAAGAAGTAGTCTACGAGGGTGGAAACCTTCGTCAATGGTTCAAGGGTTCTCGCTCTAAAGGCGGTAAACCCGGATGGGTTCAAGTCGTATCAGGAAAACCCTGTGCTAGACAACCCGGACAAAAAACCACACCTAAGTGTGTATCATCAGCAAAAAGAGCTTCAATGTCAGACGCTGAAAGAAAGTCTGCACAAAGAAGAAAAAGAGCAGCAGATCCAGGACAACCACAAAAAACTGGAGCTGCAAAACCAACCTATGTAAAAACTGATAGTCCTAGAAAGATGAAGAAAGAGGAAATCGAACTGATTCAAGAAAAGGACAAAAAAGGTAAGGGCAGCGGAACTAAAGATGCCTGTTACCATAAAGTAAAATCTCGTTACAGTGTTTGGCCTAGTGCATATGCGTCAGGAGCACTAGTCAAATGTCGTAAGGTAGGCGCTGCAAACTGGGGTAACAAGTCTGAAGGACTTTCCTGGGATCAACTAACAGAGAAGTGCTGGCCTGGATACGAGAAAAAAGGAATGAAGACTATGTTTGGAAAAAGATATCCAAACTGTGTCAAAAAGAAAGCAACCAGAAAAGAGTCGGTTGAAGAAGCAGTAAGACTTCCCGCTAAAACTGGTAACATCATTGATGTGCATTTTGTCTTCAGAGGCAGAAGTTTCATGATTAAGATGTTCTTCCCTAGAGTTGGCATCCCTAGTAGATCTGATGTTAGCGATCAGATCAATAAAGTCTATCCTGGCGCAAAACTAACGTTTTTCAGAGTCTCAGACTATGAACCAGGACAACCACTTTTCAAAGTCACTGAAGAAAGAACAGGAGAAGTCTCAACAATTGATGAAGTTGCTTCAAATGACGCAACAACATCAGGAGAAATCCTTGAGGATGCCCAAGGGACATTAGATGAAATGGAGAAACCTCTTTCTCCTCAAGAGATTGCTCTTCAAAAGAAGAAGGGACAAATCGACATGCAGATTCTTAAGAAGAGAAATCAAGCATTGAGAAAAGATGCTGATGAAATGAAAAAAGAAGAAGCAATCCTTGAAAAATCTGCTGCTTGGACAAGAAAAGCAGGTAAGAATAAAGAGGGTGGACTTAATGAAAAAGGACGTAAGTCTTATGAAAGAGAGAACCCAGGTTCTGATCTGAAAGCACCATCTAAGAAGGTTGGTAACAAAAGAAGAGCATCATTCTGTGCAAGAATGAAAGGAATGAAGAAGAAACTTACTTCTGCCAAAACTGCTAACGATCCCGATAGCAGAATCAATAAATCATTAAGAGCCTGGAACTGCTGATAACTTATGTCTGATAATGTATATCTTGGCAATCCTAATCTAAAAAAAGCGAATACCCCGATTGAGTTTACTGAAGAGCAAATCATCGAATTTGTTCAGTGTCAACGGGATCCGGTTTATTTTGCCAATAAGTATGTAAAGATTGTTAGTTTGGATGAAGGACTTGTTCCTTTCAAACCATATCGATTTCAGGAAAAGTTAATAACTAACTTCCATGAAAATAGATTTAACATCTGCAAAATGCCGCGCCAGACTGGCAAGTCTACTACGGTGGTTTCTTATCTTCTGCATTACGCGGTTTTTAATGACAGCGTTAATATTGGCATACTTGCTAACAAAGCAGCAACAGCTAGGGAACTTTTAGGTAGGTTACAGACTGCATACGAGAACTTGCCTAAGTGGATGCAGCAGGGTATTATTGCATGGAATAAGGGTTCACTGGAGTTAGAGAATGGGAGTAAGATACTGGCAGCATCTACGTCTGCAAGTGCTGTCCGAGGTATGTCATTTAACATCCTCTTTCTCGACGAGTTCGCGTTCGTCCCGAATCACATTGCTGACTCGTTCTTTGCCTCTGTTTATCCTACTATTACTTCTGGTAAAAACACCAAGGTAATCATCGTATCTACCCCTCACGGTATGAACCACTTCTACCGTATGTGGAGTGATGCAGAGAAGAGTAAAAATGAATATATTCCAACTGATGTTCACTGGAGTGAGGTTCCAGGTAGAGATGAAGCGTGGAAAGAACAAACTATTGCAAACACATCGGAACAGCAGTTCAAGATTGAGTTTGAGTGTGAGTTCTTAGGATCTATTGACACGCTTATCGCTGCCAGTAAATTAAAATCATTAGTTTATGATCACCCCATACAATCAAATGCGGGATTAGAGGTATATGAACAACCAGTCAAAGATCACGATTATGTAATTACAGTTGACGTTGCAAGAGGTGTAGGAGAAGATTACTCAGCGTTTGTATGTGTTGATATTACGTCTTTCCCTCATAAGGTTGTTGCCAAGTATAGAAACAATGACATCAAACCAATGCTGTTTCCAAATGTTATATGGGAAGTAGCGAAAAACTATAACAGTGCATATGTGTTGTGTGAAGTCAATGATGTAGGAGATCAAGTTGCATCACTTCTTCACTATGACTTAGAGTATCAGAATGTTTTGATGTGTTCTATGAGAGGTAGAGCAGGACAAGTTGTAGGACAAGGATTCTCTGGTAAGAAGACTCAATTGGGCGTGAAGATGTCTAAGACAGTCAAGAAGGTTGGAGCACTCAACCTGAAGACTATGATTGAAGAGGATAAACTCCTTTTTAAAGATTTAGATATTATATCAGAACTTACTACATTCATCTCAAAGAACAATTCTTTTGAGGCTGAAGATGGATGTCATGATGATTTGGCAATGTGTCTTGTCATCTATGCCTGGTTAGTTGCTCAAGATTACTTTAAAGAACTTACTGATCAAGACATCAGGAAGAGACTTTACGAAGAGCAGAAGAATCAGATTGAGCAAGATATGGCACCGTTTGGTTTTATGGATGATGGACTTGATGATGCAAGTTTTGTTGATGGTGAAGGTGATCGTTGGTTTGGTGCATCAGAGTATGGTGAGACTGCTGGTGGTATGGATTACATGTGGAAGTACTGATGGATTTAGATAAGCAGATAAAACTTGGGCATCTGCTTCTTAATGATAGAAAGTGTAGGGTGTGTGGAGAGACTAAAAATTTAATAGAAGGATTTTATAGAACAAGAAAAGATAGAGGTGCAGTTGCGTCATCATATTCTTATGAATGTAAAGAATGCACTATCAAAAGAATTATAGATAATAGAAAGAAACAAACACCATTCTTGGATTGGGACTATCCAGATTGGTAGTTCGCGTCACGTTTCCCCGCTGAAAATAGTCAAAATTCTAAATATTCTTAGATAAACTGAGACAACGGAGAAAAACATGGCGACTCCTCAATTATCTCCTGGGATACTTGTAAGGGAGGTTGATCTTACCGTAGGAAGAGCTGATAATGTTCTTCAGAATAACGGTGCGATTGCTGGCCCATTTAGTCTGGGCCCTGTATCAGAAGCAGTTGACATCACCACCGAAGAAGAACTTATTGAAGTATTCGGACAACCTATCTCTACAGATAGACATTATGAATACTGGATGACTGCATCCTCTTTCCTGTCGTATGGCGGAAGACTTAAAGTCGTCAGAGTTGATGGTTCTAACCTCAATAATGCTAATGCCGCTGTAGGTATTGCATCAACAACTCTCAAGATCAAGAATTTCGATGACTATAATGCAAATTATAGTTCAGCAACAGACTTCTATTATGCAGGTAAGAACCCTGGTTCATATCTGAGTGATCTTAAAGTTGCAACGATTGACGATTTTGGAGATCAAGTCATTGGTATTAACACCACTGATCTGGGCAACCTTGGTGCTACAATCGGTTTTGGTGTTACTTCAGTTCTGTCGGGAACAGAGGCAGGAGTAGGAACCACTAAGACTATTGATGGACACCTTAAGGCAATCATCACAGGTGTTACCACTGATTCTACTAACGGAAATAGCAGCATCGTAGTTAAGATTACCTCTAGAGTATCTGGTGCTGGAACTGAAACTGCTCTTACTTACGTTCAATCTGATCCCAACAGATCTTTTGAACCTTCAGATACCCTGTTCTTCGTTAACAACTCTGGTATTAATACTGGATCAACAGGAACCGCAGGAACCGTTACCGACTGGTATGATGGACAAACATTAGGACTTACTAATGCTACCGTCTTCTGGAAGGAAATCGCTCCCAAACCCGTTTCAAGTCAATACGTATCTGATAGAAACGGTAAGAACGATGGAATGCACGTTGTCATCGTTGATGACAATGGAACAATCACTGGAGTAAAAGGTAATATTCTTGAGAAGAATACCTTCATCTCAAAGGCATCTGATACTGTATCTGCACTTGCGTCTCCTGAGAGAACCTTCTATAAGGATTATCTCGCACAGGGTTCCAATTATGTTTATGCTGGTGGAAATGTCTCTGCTGCTGCAGATGGTTTCCACGGAACAGAACCAGTTGCAACTGGATTCTCAACTTCCTTCACCCCATTCACAACTGCAGAAGGACTGTTTGGACAAGCAGCACAGGATGTAACCTTTAGTGCTATCGGTAATAAGACTTATACTCTTACTAACGGTAAGGACTACAGTGGAAC